CAGGAATATATCTAATAACTCTAGAACGGTATGTCTTCAACATTACTTACCTCTTGCTCTTGTGGTGCTGTAGAACCTGATTCAGTGTCAATAGTTACTTTGCCACTAAAAAACTTTTCACCAGTTTTGCTATTAGTTTGAACCCAAGCACCTATGCGTTGCGTAGTGCCATCTGCTAATTTAATAGTTCCAGTATAGTCTGGAGTTCTATCACCTTCTTGTTTATAAGTATTTTTACCTAAAGTAAAATCACCTACGTCTTCATATCTTGCCATTTATTTCTCCTTAATAGAATTTAATAATTGCTCAATTTCCTCATTGAACTTTACAACTTCTTCTTCCAGCATTTTGATGTAATCATCATCCCTCTCAACACGAATAACAAATAACTTTAAATCGTCTGGAAATGAAGGGTTATACGAAACAAAGTCACAAAAACTACGCTGTGTTACACACATTCCCCATTGCATCTGAGGGTAGTATTTTTTGGGCGCTTGTTTCTTTAATAAGGTGCTAGTGTGTGTAGTTTCTAGTGGCGACTTAATTTCAATAATGCCGTCTTTACCCACAAGACCATCAACACTGACACCACTCCAAGCAAGAGTAGGATGTTTAATAAAACCAACTTCTTCAACATCTATCTTGTTTTCGAGTTCATATAACATACGTGCATCAGGTTCTCTATCGATACCTTGTTGCATAACGTTGTTAAAATAAGTTTGCACTGGTTGGTTAGTTAATCGCTCAGTAACCAACTGTGTTTTGTAATTGAGTCTGGTTTGTGATTCACCAGTTTTAATTTTTGAGATTACATCTGCCATCCTTGATCCTGTAATGTGACCAACTCGTGCTTGTAACCATTCGTCCGTTCTTTGTTCCATTATTCTACCTCCCAAGTAGTCATACTAGATTGATTGTAAACTATTCCTTTTTTAGAATCAAACTTTTTACCTTTAAAATCTTCAATGCTATATCTTTTAACATTTTTAATTTTAAATTTTTTTAAGATTTTATCTTTGTTATAAAATAAATCTGCCAGTAAACAAGTTTTATCTAACTTATGATAATACGTATATGATTTAGTTGGTGTTGAATCTAATAAATTTGCGGTAAGCAAACGTCTTAAAATATTGCGAACTACCTGATACTCAAAACCAATTTCATTAGCAATTTGCTTACAACATTTTCTTTGATTGCCAATACATTTTAAAATTTTATTTACTAACTCTAATCTTTTAATTCGATTGCCATGTTTATCAGTAAACCAATGATCTTCTTTATGAGACATCTTCTATCCTACACTCCCATCTATTACTTTTATTCTTAAACCATCCCCAGACTTGTATCGTCCAACCTGCCTTACGAATAGCACCTATGTTATCGTTGTTTGCTATCTTGTTTATACGAGCGCTGACGTTACTTTTGGATGTGCATTGGACTGCTAATACCTCACCATCATCAGAAATCGCTAACACGTCTACAATATTAAAGAGATCTATGCGCCTGCGTGCAAACGCATTCCAATACTCACAAACCTGAACCGTATTATAACCATCACTTCTTAGTTTTTTTAGTGTCAATTGTGTCGGACTGGTTGCCATATTTTTCCTTTTGTTTTTTTGCAAACGTTGTATTTTCCCAGAATGGATTAGATTCTACTTTTTTTGTATCCTCAACCCTTCTACCTGAACCTTTACCCATACAAACTCCTTACCAATACATGATTAAACGACCATCATATCTTATTACATGACCTTGCAAAGTTATTCTATATTCATTTGGAATATATTTTTTTAACTTTGCTATGTTATGCAAAAAGTCACCACGATGAACTATTATGTCACCAATTTTATATTTAAGATAATTTTCTTTGCCATCTCGATATTCTAAACCTGCTCCAGAACTTGGAATCTCTACAACATAAGTAAAACTATAAGCAGTATCATTTTTTAATCCTAACGTTTCATATGGAAAATCTTTATGCCAATTTGATGGATAATCCAAAAATGCAGGATCAGATTCAAATATATGAAATGATGGGTATGCAAATTTATGACTTAGATAAACACTCTCTCCAATATGATGAGTAAGATATGCCTGAACTACACCATATAAATTAAAAAAATTTTCTACTAAAATGGGATTTAAAACTTCTGCATCCTTAAAATATGCATCTGTTTTTCCATCCATGTAAGCATTGCGACCCAATGTATAAAACGGTGCTTTAGATCTTTGTATCCAGTAATCTTTTAATTTAAATACATTAGACTTTATCTTATCAATATCTAATTTATCTAAACCTAAGTTATTAACATCAATCATAATGCACTTCTTTTTTTATAAAGTTCTCTGGTAATACAATGTAGTCCTCATGCAGACACACAGTGTATGGTGCATCATTGTAATATTCTGCAACATACATATTTGCTACTGCACATGATTCAAAGTTGCCAATATATTTTGGTTCTTCCATTGTTAAATAAACTATTAAGCAATACTCAAACATTACAACCTCGCTTTTAACCACTCTAGCAGTTCATATTCTGTGCCATATTTTGCAATCCACGTCTTCTTCCCTGAGTGAAAACCATCGCTACCTTGATGATGTTCGTGGCACAAAGGTAAGCAATTATCCCAACTATTACGCTGACTTTTGCCTAAACCTTCCCTAATGTGATGGATACATGGTGGAGTGATTGCATCGTCATAAAACTTACGACAGACTACGCAACCAAAGTCCACCAATTTCTCTATCCATTCTTTTTCACTTTTCTTCAAAATTAAATCCGTATTGTCCTGACCAGAATTTAATATTGTCTAAATACTCATTAAACTCTTTAGTATTTAAATCTGAAGTGCTACGAATAAACCCAACACTTTCATTTTTGATTTCTTTCATTTCAAATAAAAATTTATATGCCATCAATTTATGCATATCATTTTTTTCATATCCAAAGTAGTCTCCCATAGCAGTAAGCATCTCCCAGTAATACTCGTTTTGATCCATACTACGAACACTTTTTGGTTTTCTCACAATTACCTCCCAGACTTTCGTTGGATCTAGTTGTCTTAATTTACTAATTAAGTTTTCTAGATTGTGCTTGTTCATTTTGAAATTTAGCATATTTATTCTCCGCATCATAGTCTTTAGATTTAAACACACGACCATCATCTAATACTACTTTATATTTAATGTCGTCTCCAAATGTATGTTGTATCATTTTTAACATATCTTTAATACTAAGATTTTTATCTTTCATAACGATCCCTGTAAAGTTGTGTTGCTGAATCAAAAAATAGTCCATACTCGCCTTCACCATCCCCATGTCTATTTTTCTGAATAATAATATGTGCATCAAACATCCGTTCTTCTTCCTCAGTCATCTGAAGTGGATCGATGCGCTCCTTAGGTTTATTGCGCCAGACTGCAACACAATTATCACAAAGGTTAGTTATCGAACTAGAACCTAACACTGACATCTTGTCTGGTTTTTCGTCTTCAGTTGAACCCTTACGACTATGTGCTACTAAATGCAAATGACATTTTGTTTGTCTAGCAATCATGCATAGTTTATTTACAAAAGACTTTTGTCCGTTGTAATCGTCTTCTGCAATGGATTGCACCTTCATAAGTGAGTCGATGAGAATATGCTGAATACCTAATTTCTCGCTAGCATACAATAACAAACTCATTAATCTATCCTCAGTAACAGTATTCTGAAAGTCGTAGATCCAAAGTTTACCAACTGCCTTCATGCACCATGCCTTGATACCCTCTGGTTCTGGAAACTCAGATTTGAAACACTGCCTTGTCATCCTAGCAATCAAAGATACTGGTGACATTTCTGGTGACACAATACAAACCTTCTTATCTTGTGCCATAAGATTTTGAAATACCTGCCCAAGAAAAAGACTTTTACCATGACCATTGATACCCTGCCAGATAGTTACCTGACCTTCACCAAGTCGAAACCTATTATCGATCTTCTCGAATCCAACCTTATCACCTTGCAATGCTCCGCCATTAGCAAAGTAATCTAAGACATCATCAATAAAATAATCTGGTGATTTAAGTTCAATGTGTTCGTCTCCGTCCCTCTCGTTTAAGTAATTGTCAAAATCAGAATCTTGAATGATCAATCTTTTTAAGCGATTGTCATCCAGTGCCTTAGCACCTTTTTCTAACCTAGACATAACTCATATACCTCTTTTAAACGTTGTGATGCTAATAGCACTCGATCTTTATCTTCTTCCGTTATAGGTCGTCCAGCAACAATATCTACAGCACAAAGTGCAACCAGTAAAACCTCTTGTCTCATTGCAGTCAAAACATTGTGTGCATTAAATCGTTGTGGTTTATATTCCTTACCATCATCTGGAAAGAGATCAGATAATTCAATACCAATAGCATTACAGATTTCATCAACAGAAGATCCACCAAAGTCATGCAATAAGATATTTCCATTTGTATCGTATTTAATAAATAAACTTGGTGTTCGATCAGATCGAGTGGGCGAACTTGCTACCCACTCATCTGTTCCAATCTTCCGAACCTTTTGTAGTCTGTTTAATAGGTCATTAATCTCAATCATCGAACTCAGTCTCTGAATAGATAAACCCATGTAAACCTACGACTTTTAGAACTGCTCGGTCGTAAGCACGCTTTTCTGCCATTGCCATAGGGTAACTGGTTTTATTGTTCTTAATATTTGCTTCACCAAATGTTTGAACAGTTTTGTCATCACTCTTAGCAGTGCAGATCACAACCATGTTGCCTTTGTCTGAGTCACACTCGACTACCTGAAAAGAATATTGAACACCTAACTTAGCACCAACAATTTCTACGTATCGGTGTTTCATTAACCATTCACCACTTTGTTTATGTTGCCAAAGTGCATCTTTCCAATCAAACTCAAAACGCTTTAGCATATCTTTAATTAATTTACTTTTCATATCATCTGCCATTGTGCTTCTCCATCTTATGTTTTTCTATCGCTTGCTCTGCTTCATATTGCTCACGCTCTTGTTGATCTTGCAACTGATGTTGCTCATCTAAGTATTGATCGTAATCTTGCAACCAACTATCTCTATCCATTATCTTCTCCCTTATATTTTGAATAAAGTTGGTCAACTGGGAGTGTGTCCCAGTCAACCTTGTTAATAAATTTGTAACCATTAATCCAACACATATAACCTGTTAGATTATGATTGCTATCGTAAACTTTGTAAAGTTCGTTAAATCGCTTTAGGGTATTGATTGTCATAAATTATCTCCTGTGGCGATGGTGATTTGTTAAAGTCCTTAAATACTTTTAAGAACTGAATAATATCTGGTGAACTAAACTGCATAAATGGTTCGCACCAAACTTCTTCACCGTTGGAATCAACCTCTTGCTTATAAACTGTGAGACCTTTAAGCAGATCTGGGCAGTGAACCGCAGATGATAGTATGTATTTGATGAGGTCGTGCATTGCTACACGACCCTCAGTATTTTTAATTGTTTGAGTGACTTCTCCACTCTTCTTTAGAATGTAGTTTGTTTTCATAATGATCTCCTTATAACTTACTACGTTTTTTAAATGCAATCCAGAACGCTTCCCCCAACTCCAACTCGTATGTGGATCGCAGACCTTTTAATTTAAACACAATGCAATCACCTTGTAAAGTTACGATGATTTCTCTGTTACCTCGATCAAAAACAGTTACGTCAGTCTCTCGTGTAACTGGTTTAGTTAGTTTTGTTGCCATACTTAATCTCCTCAAGTTAATGTTAGACCCTAAGCAACAGGGTCTAACTCTTTAATTTCCCAACTATTGTATCTGTTACGTAACTCAGTCAACAAATTTATGTAGTTGTTGATTTCATAACTTAACTTTAGTCGGTATCTTTCTTGTCCAGTATAGTAATCATCCTCGTCATTTACCCACTGAATAAGTCCATCGTCATTTAAACTATACTTCCTGTTGAATCTCCAAAGTTCACCTTGTATTTCTTTTGGGTCGATTAAAAAAACTTCAAAAGTTTTATCTTCGTCCCAAGCGTAAGGTTCATTTCTAACTGATACAAAATCAACCCACATTTTTTTAGGACTACTGTAACCTACTTGAACATGAACTGGAACTTTGTATTTTTGTTTGCCACTTGCTACGTCTTGCATATATTGTTGTTTGTTATCGATAAATTTTGAAAAGTCTTTAATAACATTACCAAGAACTGATCTATCTTTTTCAAAAGGTAACTCATGTGAACCATGACATGACCCATGAAAATAACCATTGTGAATTTGATACCCATGATTAGATAATTTACCATGTGGTGCTTTCATTTTTCTGCCACAAATTTGGCATTCTCCAAAGTGTGTTGCTTTCATAATAATCTCCTCAAATTTATATTAAAAAAAACTGTGTCCAGACCTTGTCCATGTTCCCAGTCTGGTTGGTGTTTGGGTTTCCGTCTCGCCTTCGCAGGGTCTTTGAGTCCCTCAAGTGATTTTTAGTTGACACTTGAACCAACATTAGGATCTAACTACAACATCCATATATAGAACTATACTCTCTTTTTTATAAAATACAAGCAAACTTGTTAATTATTTTTATTTATTTTTATCTTGCACAATTTAACTTGTTTTTGATATGATGTCAGAATGTGTAATTTTATGGAGGAGTTATGACGTTAGATGACGTGAAGAAAAAACTGAATCTAAAGAACGACTACGAGGTTGCTGATACGCTTGGCATATCTCAGCAGGCAGTCAGTCTTTGGCGCAGTAAGGGAGGTGCTATACCAGCACTAAGGCAGTATCAGATCAAAGAGAAGATCGATGCTATTTAAGTATGAGGT